TTAGAAAAAAATGGTTTACCGATTCTCAAAAAAGTATGGACTTTTATTTAAATGAGCAATTGTCAGCAGAAGAATTAGAAGATTTACGTGAAGGAGGTATGCCAGATTTTATCATAAATCGTATTACTCCATCTATAGAAATAATGAAATATTTTGTAACTGCAAATAATCCTAAATGGCAAGCAGTAGGTGTAGAAGGTAGCGATTCTGATATTGCACATATTCATAGTATGATTGCTGAATATTGTTGGCATTTATCAAGCGGTAAAAGTTTGTTTAGCACAGTAATACAAGACGCATTAGTAAAAGGTCTTGGATTTTTTAGAATAGACGTAGACCCTAATGCTGATAATGGCGTAGGAGAAGTAAAATTTGACTCTATAGACCCTTATGATGTTTATGTAGACCCAGTTAGTAGAGATTTTTTATTTAGAGACGCAAGTTATATTATTGTTCAAAAAAACATTTCTAAAACAAGTTTAGTTAGATTGCTTCCACAATATAAAAGAAAAATTGTTAGAGCTACTGGTTCTACTGAAAGCAAACAATATTCACAAAGAGATATACATGAAGCTGAAAATATATTACCAGGAGATGTAGAAAATGAAGCTTGGACTTTAGAAGGAGAGCAAGATGAAATTCTAGATTTTTACGAAGTATATTCTAAAGAAAAAGTTGCTTTTGTAAATATATGGAGAAAAGAACCTCCTTCAAAAGAAGAATTACAAAAAATAGAAGAACAAGCAACTATAGAAGTAGAAAAATTAATCCAAGAATTAAATGTTCAATTACAAGAAAAACAAGTTGAATTAAATGCTTTAGTAGAAGAAGGAGAAATTTTACCCGAAAGAATGCAATTAGAATTGCAAAAGTTTCAAGAAGAAATGGCGGTTAAAATAGAAGAAACTAAAGCTATGATGCAAGCAGAATTAATAAGACAGCAAACTAGAACAATTCAAGAAACATTAAAAAAAGAACATTTTGAAAAATTACTAGATTCTGATACTTATGCAAAATCTATTGTAGATGTTATAGAGTTTTTTAAAACTCAAATAAAAGTTTGCGCTTCTGCTGGTGATATGTATTTGTATGAACAATTATTGCCAATAGAAGAATATCCTATTGTTCCAATTGTGTATAGTCATACGGGAACTCCTTTTCCTATGGGAGCGGTACTTCCTATGATAGGTAAGCAAAGAGAAATTAATAAAGCACATCAAATTATGCTTCACAATGCAAATCTTGCAAGTAATTTAAGATGGTTATATACCGAAGGAGCTATTGACGAAGAAGAATGGGAAAAATATTCAAGTTCTCCTGGAGCTATGTTAAAATACAGACAAGGGTTTGACACACCTACTGCAGTTCAACCTTTACCAATTAATAACGCTTTTTACACAGTAACTAGACAAGGTAAAGAAGATATAGAATACATTAGCGGTATATCATCAAGTATGCAAGGCGTTGGACAAGATAGTCATGAAACTTATCGTGGTATGTTAGCAATGGATGAATACGGAACAAGAAGAATTAGACAATGGGTAAATAATTGCGTAGAACCAGCATTAGAACATTTAGGAAAAATATTTAAAGAAATTGCTCAATTTACATATACAAGTCAAAAAATATTTAGAATTGTACAACCAGAAGCTGGCGCTGGAGAAGGCGAAGTAAACGAAGTGTCAATTAACATTCCTATATACAATGATTTTGGAGAAGTTATACAAAGATTTAATGACTATCAAACTGCTAAATTTGACGTAAGAATAGTTGCAGGCGCTACTCAACCAGTAAATAGATGGGCTTTACAAGATGAATATTTTAAATGGTTCCAAGCTGGTTTAATAGATGATATAGCAATGTTAGAACAAACTGACATAAGAAATAAAAAAGCATTAGTACAAAGAAAAAGTTTATACTCTCAATTACAACAACAAGTAGCTCAGTATGAAGAAACTATTAAAAATCAAGAAGGGGAAATACAAACCCTAGAAAGACAAGTAGTTCAATCTGGAATACAAGATAAAATAGTAGAGGGTGCAAAAGTCGTAGATAAAGAGTTGCATAAAACACAAGCGCATCAAGAAATATTAAGAGGGCAAATGAAAAATGCATTAGAAGCGACTAAAAAAGAATTAGCACTAGAAAAGAAAAATAATAGTGTTGATAATAAAGAAAAATAACTGTAAATTCAAAGGAGATACAGTATGAGTGAAATTACACAGGACAACCTACTTATGGATGATGCCGAAAGAGCAGAACAAGAAGTAGCCCCTATTGAGAACGATACTGTGGCTGAAGATTTTTTTTCTCAGCTTGATAAACAAGTCATGGGTGATGTAATATCCCAGCCAATAGAAGAAGCTCAAGAACAACAGACAACTTCCCCACAAGGGAACCCTGAAGTAGAGCAGGAGTCTACTCAAGAAGTAGACAATTTAGAAAAGAGATATAGCGATTCATCTCGTGAAGCTAAGAAACTTAATTCTCAGCTTAAAGAGATTGAACCATATATGCCTTTACTAAATGCAATGAAAGAAGACCCTAATTTAATTTCTCATGTTAGAAATTATTTTGAGGGTGGCGGCTCAGCTCCAACGAGTATAAAAGAGCAGCTTGGCGTAGACGAAAATTTCGTATTTGATTATGACGAAGCTTTGTCAGACCCTGGTTCTACTTCAGCAAAATTGTTTAATGCAACTGTTGATGGGGTGGTACAAAGAAGACTTGGAGATTTTGCTAAACAACAATCTATGCAATCTCAGAAAGCTTCTCAAGAAGCAGCTTTTAAACAAAAGCACGAAGTTTCTGAAGAAGATTATAGTGATTTGATGGATTATGCAAAATCGCATAAGCTAACATTAGAAGATGTTTACTACTTAAAGAATAGAGATAATCGTGATGCTAGAATAGCAGAAGGTGCTCGTCAAGAAGTAGCAAATCAAATGAAAAATGTTAGACAAATGCCTACAAGTGTTGCTTCGGTAGGGAATGCACAAAAAGAAGAAAAATCAATGGATGATGTCGTTTTTGACAAGTTGTTATCTCAAGGTGCAGGGCTAGATGAGTTAATGTAAATAAACAACCCCTAGGAGGGAAATATGCCTAATACACCTTTAGCATTGTCAACTTCTACTGGGTTAACTGAAAAGGGAAGAATTGTTGGCGGAGTTAACGCTAATACTTTTTCTACTGGAGATTTACGTAGAAGGTATGATTTTGGTGATAGGTTTTCAGAACTAGCACTATCTCAGACACCGTTCTTTAGACTTGTTTCTACAATGGCTAAAAAACCTACGGATGACCCGACTTTTAAGTTTACCGAGAAGAGACAATCATTCATGAAGCGCTATGCTTACGTAGTTGGATGGAAACACGGTTCTACCGTGAAAATTACTGGAGCACAATGTGCTGTAGTAAAAGAATCTGACGACACAGCTTTATCGCTTGGTGGAGAAGTAAAACTATATATGTGTACTGATTATTTCAGTGCAGGTAACATTCAAAACGTTCAAGGACAATCAAACGGAGCAATTGAAGTTGGAAAACCAGGTACAAGACCACAGTTCTTCCAACCAAATCAAATCGTTAAAGTTCCTATGAGTAACGTAGACGGCGGAGGAGCAGTATCAGATTATATGTTAGTGCGAATCACAGCTGTAGACATAACAGAAACCCTTGACCTTTCAGCAAGTTCAGGAACTGGAGTAGCATCTTCAGAACCAGCTCTTATTACTGGTAAAGTTCTAAGAATGCCAGGAAGTAGCTTAGAGTTAGCTTCATTTAGTGGTGATAAACCACAATGTGCAGCTTACGATAAAGATATTGCTGAACTATTAGAAGGTAGACGTTCATACATCGTAGGTACATCTTACGGTGAAGGTTCTTCATTACTTGGAGAGTCTTGGAAAGATAACCCATACTCAACTGGTTACGGACAAACTCAAATCTTTAGAAGCGAGTTTGGTATGACTAATACTGCTAGAGCAACAGCTCTTAAATACGAACCAAATGAGTGGGCTAGAACATGGAAAGATAAACTTATTGAGCACAAATGGGACATTGAATGGGCTGGATTATTCAGTTCACAAGTCGCAGACTCAAGTGTAAACCACACTCAAGGTGCAATTGATTACATCTTGAATTTTGGTAACATCTTTACATTAGACTTAGCTTCAAAATCTATTGATGACTTCTTACAAGATATGTCACAATATTTTGACCCTAGATACAATCAAGACGGAGCAACAGTATTCTTATGTAGTACTGCTGTGTACACTTGGTTGCACAAACTAGGTGGGTTCTTTAAGAATAACATTGCTGTTGGCGATAATGGTAATAACTTTAATCGCTTCCAAGCAGACTTAGCCGTTACTGGTAGAAAGAAAGTAATGGGATTAGACGTGACAGAAATACAAACAGTGTACGGTAAAATGAACGTAGCTAGATGTATTGCCTTAGATGGTTCACACGTTAAAATCGCTGCTATCAACATGAACAATGTTTCTTACAGACCACTAGTTGGTAATGGAGTTAATAGAGACACTTCTATTTATGTCGGAGTTCAGAACTTAGAGAACACTGGTGTAGATAAAAGAGTCGATATGATTCTAACTGAAGCTGGTTTTGAGTATAAGATGCCAGAATCACACGCTATTTGGAAATAATCTAAATAGTTAATTTGCATTGGGTCCTTGTAGGTTCTTTACCTCCTTTCTCCCTACGGGGACCTGGATGCATACGGAGAATAGATATGAAATTATGGGAAAAAGTAAATAATATAACTGGAAACGATACTAAAGCTAGATTTTTAGTAGAGTATGTTAATGCTGGAGCTAAATTTATATTAGCATCATTACCTGAAAAGTTTTTATGGACTATTGCTTCTGAAGTAGAAGTTAATGGATTTGATACTGCTGGTTCTAGTGTTATAGGAAGTGGCTCTTCTTTAGCTTACGATAAAATTTTAGCAGTATATCGTTTTGATAGCGGTAAAAAAAGAATAGCTCAAGAAGCTCCTGATAATAGTATACATATATTTGACGAAGCGTCTAGTTTGTTAACGGCTACTGAAATGTTTCCAAAATATTATAAACTAAGTGGTAAAATTTATATTAAACCAGACCCTGATTATAATGCACATAAGGGGAGTGGTAATGCATTTCAACACGCATATACCAATCTTGATGGAGCTACTGTAACAGTAGATTCTGAACAAGGTGATAAAGGAGTGATTGTTTATTCGGCTCCCCCAATTATTGACGAGAATACAGATGATTGGATTCTTACAGAATATGAAAATATAGCTATATTATATGCTTGTTCATTAGATTACATGAGATTATCCGCTTATTATAGAGGATTGTGTAAAACTGAAATAGATAAAATATTTTCTACAACAATAGAATCTTTTTCTAGCACACTACCTTCTAATTATCCAGTATTTAATTTTAGTGAAAACGTACCTAGTAAATTCAATTTAAGTAAAACTATTCCACAATTTGTATTTAACAAAGATTTGCCTACAAATGTTAGTTTAACTAAATCTTTACCAAATAGTATTTCTATCACAAATCCTTTGCCAAGTGCAATAAATGTTTCAAAAAGTTTAGGTTCAGATTTTAATCCAGGATTATCATTGCCTAATTATAATGCAGAATCTATTGTATTAAATGCTTCTGAAGTGTTTGGAGATATAAATAATGCTGAATCAATATTAGAAAGTGGTTTTACTTCAGGAGATGCTGGAGCAAATAAAGTAAGTAAATCAGCTATACATTGGTTAGAAGACGAAGACCCAGAAATGGCAAACGCTACAACTAATGTTTTACAAGCTGAATTGGCATTAGGGCGTGAGAGATTAATAACTGAAAAAACAAAATTGGAAGAATTTGGAGCAAAAGTAGACCAAAATAGAGCAAACTTTACAAGCAATTTAGAAAAATATTCAAGTGAAGTTCAAAGAGAAGCAACAAGAGTAAATACTTTTATAGCTAATTATCAAGCTGATTTACAAAAAGAAATACAAAGAGTTAATACAGAAGTTTCTAAATACCAATCTGAATTGCAAAAAGAAACTCAAAAATTTAATGGAGATATTGCTTCTTATCAAGCTGAATTAACTAAAGAACAAGCTAACAAAAACATAGATTTACAAAATTATACAGCTGATTTAAATAGAGCGGTTCAAAAATATCAAAATGAATTGGCTTCATATACATCTGAAATACAAAAAGAACAACTTAGAATTGCTTCTGATTTACAAGTTCATGGAGCTAAATTAAACGAAGCTAATATTAAATATCAAGCTGATGCTCTTAAATTTAATTCAGAAATGACCAAAGCAAATGCTTATTTACAAGAAAGTGGAATAAGACTTCAAACAGCAAGTGCTTACACTCAAAAAAGTAGAGATAGCGTACAAAGTTCTCAGTTGTTTTTAGCTAGAGCGGTAGGAGAGTTACAAGCTGTTACAGGTGCTATAACTGCTCCAGAACAACAACAACAATCACAAAGAAGAGAGCAAGGAGCTACATCATGACAATTTTAGAGTTAATGGAAAGAGCAAATACAAGAGAAACTAAATTAGTTATTGCTTATGTAAAAGATGCTATAAATAAAATGCAATCATCAAATGAAATTACTACAACAAGCGCTAAACAAAATATAGTTAAAAATCAAAGAGATTATAATTTGCCTGCTGACTTAATTGCCATTAAACATATTAGTGTTTTAGATACTGAAGATGATAACAAGTATAAAATTATTAGAAGATTAGCAAGTGAACCATTAGTTAGTGAGGACACAAATCCATGAGTTATGACACAGATAGAACTTATGCTTATATACAAAGCGGAAAAAAATTAAGACTTTATAAAATTAGAAGAAGTTCTGGTAGAATTATTGATAATCAAGGTAGAGTTAAAGGTGGAGAATTTGATGATATTATATATCCAGATGAAGCAATTACTTCAGGATTAAGAGTAGAATATACAGCTATAGTAGACCCTTTTGTAGATAAAGACCCTGAAGCTACTGCAGTAGGTAATTTAACTACAGTATCTTCTCCAACCGAATCTACTCATATAAATTTAAATAGAATGTTAAGTCTAGCAGTTGTAGATTATGTACGTGCTATGATGGCTGAAAGAATGGGAGATTTAGAAAGAAAAGAGTATTATTTAAGAGAATTTCATAAAAAGGTTGCTGACAATGAAAGCAACAGAAACAAAATGTACATCGCAAATACGATAAAAACGTATGCGGTAAAATAGGGGAATATAATGGCAAGAATAGATTATGCAACAAGCGTATCAGTAATACAAAGTACTACATTAGAAGGAAATACGGTAGAAGCTATTGACGCTGAAATTGGTAGAAGTTTAGGTGGAGGAAACTCTAGTTTAACTTGGGCTGGTTCAGATATTGATGCTTGGGCTGGTGGAGTTATGACACATATAGAAGCAAGTACTACTCCAGTTGCAGTAGCAGCTAATGGAGATGATGGTGTTTGGATAAAACATACTGGTTTAGAATATATAAGTGCAGCTCCTCATTTGGGTACAGTAGCTAATAATGATGCTGTAACTATAAAGTTAGCTTCAACAAATCTTTGTACACTTAATAGCGGAGATTGTATTTTTATACCAAAACCTTTAGGAACTATTAATGTAGTTGGAGCAGACGATACTGGTCCAGCAATTGAATACGCAAAATTAACTTAACAGGAGAAGAACATGGCAAAAGGACTTAATGATTACGCAGTACAAGAGAGTGTAGCTCCATATATCAAGGCAGTCGTTGCAACACAAAGCGACCAAGATGCATGTAGAGCAGTTCATATGAAAGGGACAGCAGCAAATGTTACCTTAACGGTAAATGGAGCTGATGTAGTATTTCATTTATTAAAAGGACATACATACCCAATTTGTGCAACAAAAAGTAGTTCAACAGATGTAATACTTTTATATTAGGAGTATATAATGATTACCGCAGAACAATATCAAGATATACAAATAATGCAAAATACTGATTTTGAAAATACTATAACATTTGAAGCGCCACATGATACTGGTGATTATGATTATAGAGTAATAATAGCTAAAGATTTCTCTTCAGCTGCTGATATTACATTAACTGTAGGTGCTGGATTAACTAAAACAAGTGCTACAGTTTTAACTATGACAATAGCAGATACAGTTACAGATGACTTAGTTGATAATTATGAAGGTGTTTGGGAATTAGTATCTAAAAAAACTAGTGGTGGTAAATTAACAAGAGAAATACAAGGCGATGTTGTAGTTTCTCCTGGATTGGTAACGGCTTGGTAATGGCTATTAGCGCAAAAGTATCAACTCCTGTAGAAGTTAAGACTAATGTTGACAATCAAAGTGTTAACAAGTCCGTAGGCGTACAAAATGCGTCTAAAACCGATGATACATTTACAATTAATGCTACTGAAATACCTATATCACTTACAGGCTCAAATGAAAAGAATTTGCAAAGTGCGGTACAAGCAAATACAAATGCAACTGGAGTAGTTACTGATTCTAATGTAACAACTTCAGATTTAACAAAATTAAAAGATATTACGGCTACTGCTTCTGAATTGAATCAGTTAGACGATAAAGTAATAGGGGGAACAAATAACGATGATATTGTGGACGTAAGTTCTAATCAAACGTTATCAGGAAAAATAATAATAAGTGATACTTACACTTAATAAAAGGTAAAATAAAATGGCGAATACATTTCAAATAAAACGACATAATAGTAACACTAATAGTAGTGCCCCTGGAAGTTTAGCAAATGGTGAGTTAGCATTAAATCAAGCGTCTAAAAAGTTATTTGTTGGAAGACATAATAATTCAAGCGTAGAGGTTTTTCACTTACCTACATTGCAAGATTTAACTTATGGTGCTGGTATTAGCGGTACAGTAGCTTCTGGCTCAAACGACAATGCATCTACAATAGCGGTAGATTTAACTGACTCTAACATTTTTGCATCAACAAGTGCAAAAGGTATTGCTTCGTTTGCAAGTGCAGATTTTTCAGTATCTAGTGGAGTAGTATCTATTGGTTCAATAGGAACTTCGCAAATTGATGATGATGCTATTACTGCAGCTAAAATTGACGATAATGTAATTAATAGTCAACATTACGCAGCTGATTCTATAGACGCTGAACATTATGCTCCTAATTCTGTGAATAATGATGCTTTAGCTGATAATTCAGTTCAATCATCAAACATAGTCAATGGAACTATTGTTAATGCAGATATAGCTGACAATACTATTTCAGCTGATAAGCTAGTGCATGATATGACGCTCCCTGGAAATATAACATCTGGTGGTAATCTTACAGTTACTGGTAATTTAACAGTACAAGGTGATACTACTACTTTAAATACAGCAACATTAACTGTAGAAGATAAAGAAGTTATTATTGCAAGTGGTGCAACTAATTCAGCTGAAGCAGACGGCGCAGGTATTAAAGTTGCGGGAGTAAATGCAACATTATTGTATGACGATACTGGAACTCAATGGGAAATGAATAAACCCCTAGAGATTACTGGTACATTAGCGGTATCTAGCACATCTACATTTACTGGAGCTATTACAGCATCAGGTGGATTTACTAATACTACTTTTGATTGTGGTACTTATTAATAGAGGGTTGAGTGGCAAATATAATAAAAATTAAGCGTGGTTCTGGCGTACCTGGAACTTCAGATTTAGCTCATTACGAGTTAGGTTATAGAACTGGTACACAAGAATTATATGTTAACGATGGCGGACAAATTCGTCAACTAGGTGGTGCATCTGGAGGCGGAGATATAACAGCAGTAGTAGCTGGAACAGGATTATCTGGAGGAGCAACTAGTGGTGACGCTACTTTAAATATAGATTCAACAGTAGCTACACTTACTGGCTCTCAAACACTTACTAACAAAACTATAGCAAGTCCTACTTTTACTGGAGATATATTATTTAATGATGCTTCAACTCCAAAACTTACTATAACAGATACAACAAATACTGTTAAAACTGAAATTAGGTCACAGGACTCGACTGGATATATTGGAACAACATCAGACCATAATCTTGGTATTATAAGAAATGGTGTAGGACAAATTACTCTTTTTGGTGCATACACAATGCATAACAATGGTGGTAATGATATAGATTTTAGAGCAAAAGATAGTAGTGGCAATGTAGTATTTAAAGTAGATGCTGGAGATTCAAAAACACATATTACAACTTTATTATTAGATAGTGTAAGTGTTAGTGCAATTCAAAGTAGTGGAGAATCTTTTGCAGACAATGATACTTCTTTAATGACTTCTGCTGCAATACAAGATAAAATTACTTCTTATGGTTATATAACTTCAGACACAACTCTTTCTACTGAACAAGTACAAGACATTGCTGGTGGTATGTTTTCAAGCAATACAGAAACTGGTATTGCTGTTTCCTATGTAGACGGAGACGGAACTATTGATTTAACGGTAGATTATTTACCAGCAACAGATGATAGAGATGTAAAACCAAGTGCAATAACTACTTCTGCTAGAAAACAAGTAAGAGCATACTTTACATCATTAGGTGGATTAACTGGTACTGCTAATAATGATTATCAAGACTTATTAGTTTTATCTACATATTCTGACGGTACTGGTGGAGATGTAAATGCTTTAGCATTTGATAAATCAGAACAAAAAATTAGACATTATTTAGCAGACCAAAGTGATACAAGTTGGGGAACTGCAAAAGTATTAGCTTATGAAGATACATTTAGTGCTGGTACTGGATTAGATTTATCTGGCACAACATTTAGTGTTGATGTATCAGATTTTATGACTAATGGTAGCAATAATAGAGTATTAACTGCTACTGGAACAGATGCTATGAACGCAGAAGCTAATCTTCAATTTGGTGGTAGTAATTTAAAACTATTAGTAGATAATGGTAAATTTTTAGCAGGAGCTGACGAAGATGCTTACTTTATGCATTCTGGTTCTCACGCTTGGCTAAATAATAGTACGGGTAATTTATATATCAGAAATCAAACTGACGATGGTCAAATTATAATGCAAACTGATGATGGTAGTGGTGGTACTACTACCTATATGAGTTTAAAGGGTAATGAGCAATTAATTAGATTTTTAAAAAGTACTAGACACAATGATAGTGTTAATGCACAATTTGGTACTAGTGCTGATTTAAAAATTAGACACGATGGCTCTAATAGTATTATACAAGCAGATGGAACTGGAGATTTAATTATAAAGCAAGATACTGCTGATAAAGATATATTATTAAAATGTGATGACGGAAGTGGTGGAACAACTACATACCTAACATTAGATGGTAGTGCTAAAGATATTGATATTGTAGTTCCTACAAATATAGATGGTGCTGTAACAATAACTGAGGGAAGTGGAACTAATACAATCTTAAACCTTAATGGTGCAGCAGCAACATATTTAGAAAAAGATACTGGAACTGATTTTTATATAGCACATAATGTA